ACGAAGATCACGGTTGCTAACCCGCCGCTACCGTTTATGGACAGCTCGTTCCCCGGCGAATTCGCCCCAATACCGAGGTCGCCAGCCGTAGTAAGTAACATTCCGATACCAGAAGAAGCATCGCCGCACACGGTCAAGCCGGCAGAGCCAAGCACGCCGGTGCTGAATCGACCGTATCCGTTCACATCCAGCTTGTACCCCGGCGAACTCGTCCCAATACCGAGGTTGCCGGAGGAGTCGAGGCGCATGCGTTCGGTTGCATTGGTGTAAAACACCATTGGGTATGCACCGTCAGAATAAAGAACACGGGCATAAGCAGAGCCGTAAAAACCGCCTGTTGAACTGTCAATACCAAAGTAAAAGTTTCCGCTATTGTTTTCGGCACGGAACCCGAGGTAGCCTGTTGAGTTGTCTTTAACTCTGGCAAATGGCACGGAGCCTTGCACATCCAGCTTTGTTCCCGGCGAACTCGTCCCAATACCCACGTTGCCTGCGCTGGTGATGCGGAGCTTCTCGGTTGCTGCTGCACCTGCTGCCGCTGTCCAGAAAGCCAACGCTCCGCTTGTCGCGGCAGATGCTGTGTCGGCAACAGACCGAATGCGGCTTACTGCTTGTGCCCCAACACCGCTGGTGTCGTTTGAGTAAAAGTCCAATGTTGCAACAATATCGCCAGCAGCCCATGACACCTTGCTTTGCGTGTCTCGAATGTTCAGGGTTGGAGTAGTGCCAGCCACATCAAGGTTGCCAACAGGCGAACTCGTCCCAATACCCAGACCTGTGCTGGTCAGGCGCATTTGTTCGGTGTTGCTAATCTGAAACGTCATCGTGCCACCGACAGCGTTCATGTTTAAATTCATAGACGGGCCAGTGTTAATGTCAAAGCGAGATGCAGTTCCGCCATAACCTACAAAACCTTTTGCTCCAACGCTGTCGTAAAAACGCAAGTAGCCAGTACCCGTGCTAGAAAAATCACCCGACGATGTGAGTTTGATTTGCTCACCAGAAGACGTAACCGTCAACTTGCTCCCATCAAACGTCAGCGCACTCCCAGTGGTCAGGACTTTGGAGCCGTTGAGGTAGGCCACGCCGTTGGCTGTGCCGCCGGACAAAGTGACAGCGCCAGAAGCCGTCAAAGCACTGATGTTTGCCGTTCCTGTCAAATACAGGTTGCGCCACTCATGGCTGTTTCTGCCAAGGTCGTATGTGTTCGCAGTTGAAGGCGTAAACTCAGACGCAATACGAGCGTTGAAATTAACCTGATCTGTGTTGCTGCTGCCAAGCGTTGTGTTGTCGTTGACCGTCAGGCTGGTCAATGTCGCTGTGCCACCAGTGATAGCAACGGCATTGGCGTTCTGCGTAGACATAGTGCCAAGGCCAGACACTTGTGTGTTGGCAATGGCGATAGTCGTGTTTGCCGCAGCAGTCAACTGGCCTTGGCCGTTAACAGTAAAGCTAGGAACAGCACTAGCAGTGCCGTAAGAACCCGCAGAAACGGCTGTATTAGCGATTGAAATGGTGCGGTTGGTAGTAAGGTCGCCACCACCAGTCAAGCCCGTACCAGCGCTAATTGTCAAACTTGTTGATGGCGCACCAACGTCAGTGTTAGACAAAACAACAACACCTGTGTAGCCGTTTACGCTTGCAACCGCATCGGTGTTATCAATCTGTTCCCATGCCGAGCCGTTAAAGATGATCCAGTCACCCGGCAACCAATCTGTAATGCCGTCAATATTTGTTGAACCAGCAACCGACACTACATAGTAGTGGCCTTTTGTGCCAACACCAGAAACGATTGTTGGAGTGTTTGTAGCAGCATTCCAAGAGCCTTGATAGCTGACGCCACCTTGAATAGATGCGGGAATTTGCGACAACGGAACAGTGCCACCAGCATCAAGCGTAGCAACACCATTAGCCACACCAGCATTCAATACCGCAGCAGTACCCAAGCCAAGGTTAGACCTAGCATCAGCAGCAGTAGATGCACCTGTGCCACCGTCAACAATAGCCAAATCGGTAATGCCTGTAATGCTTCCACCCGTAATTGTTACGGCATTGCTGTTTTGTGTTGACATAGTACCCAAACCGGATACTTGCGTGTTTGCAATTGCAATAGGTGTTGCGGCAAGCGCAGTCAGTTGACCTTGTGCGTTAACTGTCGCCGACAAAGTATTGGATGCCGAGCCATAAGAACCAGCAGTCACCGCTGTATTGGCAATAGACAAAGTACGGTTTGCGGACAAATCACCGCCACCTGTCAAACCAGTGCCAGCACTAATTGTGGTTGCCGATGCTGCTGCGCCTAAATTTGTTCGCGCACCAGATGCGTCAATTGCTCCCGTACCACCGTTATCAACATCTAATGTGCCGCTAAGTGTAAATGTGCCGCTTGTTGTTACCGGGCCACCAGTAAACGACAAACCAGTTGTGCCGCCAGATACATTAACGGATGTGACAGTGCCGCCGCCATCAGTTACCCATTCCAAACCTGATGCAACTGAATTCAAGCCAAGACGCTTATTTGCGTTACCTGTGTACGATGGCAACAAATTAACCATTGCGCCAGCAGCAGTGGTTGCGTTTGTGCCGCCAAGTGTTACGGGAACGGTGGTCAGACTAATCGTTGGGCCATCAATAACAATCGGTGATTCGCCAATGTACTGAATTGTTCCCACTGGGCCAACAGTTTCTGTCGTGCCGTCAGAGAACGTAAATTCCAAATACAACTGGTTGTCAATCTCAACTGGCTCAACGTCTGTAACGCCACGACCAGCAACGCCACGATCAATACGAACGGTCAGATTGTTACCGTCAACAACAACAACTTTAGAAATAGCCATGTCAATCCCCTTACAAAACAACAACACCGTCCGAACGAACCAAGAACATCAAAAAGATGATGTTGTCTTCCGCTGGAGTTGGTGGGGCAGCACTGAATGCAATTTTGATCTTACCTGTGAAGCACACAGGGTTTTGAGCGTTGATTTCCAACTGCGGGTCAGAACTAATCAAGCCCCAAGCAGTGTCATCAATCACCAGTGTGAACGAGCCAGCCGCATCAACCTTGTTGGCGATGGTCAGCGTAATAGCAGTCGGTGTCGGTTCGTAGTTGGCAACATCAAAAGACAAGCCGTTGCGTGTGTCAATTAGGTTGGAGATTTGCCTACGAGCAATGTCAGCAGTGATGGTTGCTGTTGACAGGTTGACGGGGAGGTTTTGCCCGTCAAGGATGGTGATGTTCCAATACCATTTCTGGTTGTAAACAAGTTCACCTGTAATAAGGGGGTTGTCAAAACCGCTGACTTGGGTTATGACGTTTTTAGAAAAGATAGCCATTACGTTTTCCTGTACTCAGGTGATGACGTTCCCCGCCTACTGGCAGGGCTACGAGTGTCTTATCTTTTCCTATTGGGCAATTATGCCGGAAATCAATTTGGCGGGGTAGGCCAAATAATGTTAAACGGGTCAGGCTGCTCGGTTACATCTCTAAGTGCTTGGCGGTAAGGCTCCCACAGTGCTTTTGTCTCTGGATAAATGTCTGCCAATTGTGTCCAGTCAGTAACCTGAAGCCTGTAATTGCGATCTGAACGAACGACTTGCCACTGCGTTTCTGGTGTGCGCGGGTCTACCCACTGTTTTGTATCGTAGTCAAATACACAAAATTCGTTTGGCTTATTTGGAAGTGCAACGGGAACACCAGACTCTATGTAAAACTCGTCATCATCATAAGCCCCGTCAATGTAATCGTAACCGTCTTGTATCTGAGCAATGATGTTGTCAGTTATGACGGACTTTTCAATTCTTCCATTTTCAACATAGTAAATTGTGTAGATCATCGCTTAACCTCCATCACAAAAAGTGATCTTGCAGACGCAAGGACTGTTGAACCTTCTGGCGATCTTGGGAAGTTGCCTGATTGCGCAATCATCTGGACATAATAGGTGTATGTCGCAGCAGCAGGTTGTTCCGTAAATGAAAAAGATGGCGTGTAAAAACCAGTGTAGATCACATCAGTATTTCTTAAGAGTCTAAACACGGGCATGTAAAAATCAATAGTTGATTCTCCAACAACAGTACATCCAATGACCTGAGCAGAAAATGCAATATATACTTTTTGACCAGATGTTGTAATTGAGACTGATTGAACATCAACCCAAGTGTCAGCAAGTCCTCTTGATACTGAGCCGCTTGTAAAAGCGCTTACAGGCACGTTTACCGCATTCAAATTGATGTTTGCAGTCGCCACCACGTTACCGTTCAACGTCATCTGTGTGCCGTTAAACGAAATGTTGGTTGTGCTGTTGCCAAGAGCAAATGTCCCGGTGCTGTTGATAACGCCACCCGAACCCGTCATGGTCGTGCCAGAGATGGCGGGAGATGAGCCAGATTGCAGTGTGCCTCTGGCGTACAAGCCGTTAAGGAAAGTATCACCCGTTGAGCGATCAATATAGTAACCGGCAGTACCCCATGTTGCCGGGGTTGCAGCTACAGGAGGGTTTGAGCCGTTCCAGTTGTCTGATCGGATGCTTTGGAAAACCCCTGCCGCGATTGGGCCTGTCCACGCTGTCCTGTTAGCAGGAACACCATCAACAGTAACGGCGTTGTCGTTGTAACGCCCTTGGATGTACCAAAGCACTTGGCCCACTGCAACAGTTGGTGTTGTCAGCGACCAACCTGATGGCGCCGCACTTCCAACGGTAGGCGTTGTAAATGTGGGTGTAGATGCGCTTTGGCTTTGAACCAGATAAGCGGTCAAAGATGTCAAGCCGTTTTCACCCGCTGGACCTGTGGCGCCTGTTGGCGTCCATGAGAAAGATGCGCTGACAGGGCTTTTGTTTGACCGTGAAATATCGCTGCCAACAACATAGGAAAAGTAATATGTCTCCGAGGCATCTGCGCCTGTTGGAAGCACTTGATTTTCAAATGTGTAGGTGGCGCTTGGCGTTAGCGGATTGCCGTTAATGTTTCCAGCAACTGACAGCAAGCGCCAATCGCTTTCGGCTGGCGTTGCTGAAGCCGTGTAATACAACTCAACAAAAGTTACGCGACCAGTAGCCGGGATAGTTACCCGAACATCAAAATTAGGAATCGGGCTGTCTGGGTTGTCTGCGGTGATTGTTGGAGTTGCCAGTGTGCTGAAGTAAATAACAGAAGGCAATCCGCTGTTAGGCACAGGCGTATATTGTGTGATGTCAAAATCATCGTACACAGCAGCGCTGTACTCAGTCATCTCCAACTTTGCACCAAGCCCACCATCAGGCAATGACGCCTCGTTAACCTTGACCACGCGAAACAGCTTGTTTGTCCAGCCGTAGTCTGAATTGGTCACGCTTACCACATCACCAGCATCAACTTGAATGCCATAGTAGGTTGTGCTGAAGCTGACAATCAAGTCCTCACGCGATTGCTCAAGAATTCGGTTGGCAAGATACTGCGCTTGCACCGAGTCGTTGCACAGGTCATAAGTGACGCTGTATTTGTTATCTGGCTCGTTTGGATAACGCAGCAATGCCGGGGTTGCAATGTTGACAAAGTTGGGATGATCTCTTGAGCCTTTATCAGGAAACTTGGCTTCTACTTGGTTGATAGATTGCGTAATGTCCGTAGCACTGACGCGAATCTCGCCAATGATGTTTTCATCGTCAAAGGCATACGCAGTTGTTTCTGCTTTGTTGATAACAATTGACCACTGCCCAAGAGCGGCGTTGTACGCCATCCAAGAATCGGCGCAAGTCATTATCTTGTCAAGGTTACTCAGCACTGTCTGACCAGTGTCAATCACACCATTCATGCGGTATCTTGCTTGTGTAGCAGAGCCGCCGCCGGAAGGTGTGTAGGTGATTGTTTGATCCGAGTAAGAGTTTAATGCTGTGGCAGAGCTTGCATTTACAAAATCAGGATCGACAGCGCCGCCGTATGCTGCGTTTGTAATGTAGTCATACCAAACATCACCGGGCTTTGCCACACCTGTGCTGTTAAGGTAATGCTTTGCATAAAACGTAACTGGCGACAGGTTTGTTGTGCCAGCGTCTTGGTTGTAGTTCAGCTTAATGATGGCAAACGCCAAGCCATTCATCTGACGGCCACTAGAAGGCCAGCGCAAGTCCACGGCAATGTCTGAGCCACCCATCACTACGTTAGGCGCAGATGCTCCGTTTAATGGCGTGATAGTACCAGCAGCGTTTGAGCGGTATAGGCTGATGTACAGGTTGCCGCTAATTTTTGTATCTTCATTGCCAGCCTCATCTATTAGCTTAATTACTTTTGTTGCGTCTGTGGTGTCAAATACAACAAGCCTGTCGCCGTAATAAAAATTATCGGTGTCAAACGTAAACTGCCCGTTAGGACTGACGCAAGACACAGCCAAAACGTAATACATTGTTTTTTGATCTGTGGTCAAAACAGCGTCTACAAACGTACCTCCAAGATAAGCATCACCATACACAATTGGAATTGCGTTTGTGCTTGCCGGGGGAATTTGCTGGCGTGTGCCGCTGTCTTGTGGGCCTTGACCGCTTTGACCAAACACGCGAGTCACAATCATTGACAATGCAAAGTTCACTGCAAAAACAGTTGCCGCATAAGCAAAGGTTCCGGCTGCGAAATATGCCGCCGCAATCATAGTTGCTACCATATTTTACTCCCGTACAAACGATGCGCTCAAAGGAGCGTAACCGCGTTTTGTGTAATCAATCAAAGGACCGTTGGCAGAAATGCTTGTGACAACAAAATCAATGTCGCCAGCTTTAAGCATCTCTTCAGCCCTCTCGTCAAATGCTTTCCATAGCCTACCGCCAATTGTCCCATTCCGGTATTCAGGCTCGACCCACCACAGCAATTCATTTAACTCTTTCAATTCAGGACACCACACATTACTTTGCTTGATTGCAACAAGTGCGCCGCGCATGTAATTGTCAATGTAGATAAATCCTCGCCCAGCAATAATGCCAAAAAGCAATTGCTCAACGTGCTTTGGGTTGTGATGCTTTTGCTGACCAAGCGACTTGATTGGCGTTTCGTAGGCATAGGCTTCAACAATCTCAAGCAATCTTGGAATGTCGTATCTTGTTGCTAGTCTTATCATTTATGCGCCGTAACTTGTGTCAACCATTTCAGCTGGAGTTGTCGTGTCAGTCGATTGAGTGTCTGTTTGCGGGGTCTTGCCAAAGTCAAAATAGGTGTTTGCAATGGTAGCCACTCGGTTCATGCTTGTATCGCCGGGGTACAGAAACTGCCAGCTTGATTGGTTTGTCTTTACGCCGCCAAGCCTGTTTTCCAAAATGCGCCGCATTGACGAGCAAGCGATTGAGCAAGTTGCAATCCTTGTTCGCATCTCAGAGTTAAAGTCTTCCGTGATGGACACGCTATTGATGATGCCCTGATAGCGCTTAAAGAATTGCGTTGTTGGTGTAGTGATGATCTGATTGTTTGAGTCAAAGAACCCGCGCCAGACTTCAACTAACGAACCCTTAATGTCGTTGCCAAGAATCAAGCCAATGTTTGCCGGGTCAATGCCCGTCAACGCAATAGTCATGTCATCAGAGGTGGAGCGCATATCACGCTGTACATCACCTACGTTAAGCAGCGCACCAAGGTTGCTGAAGGTAATGCCGCCAACAGTAATGGGCGCTGCTGCGTTGCAAAACGTGTACACAGTTGCGGCTGTGCCAACCGTCAACTTTACAAATTCTGCGTGATTAATCTGTGGGCCACTCAAGGCCGACATTGCTGTCATGTGATGTACTCCCTAAAAACAAACGCATCGTCCCATTGAACAAATGCGCCATCTGTCATTGGGTTCAAAGTATACGTTGGGCAGCGTTCAGCAACAACAGTAAATGTGCAAGCGTTGCCAATAGACACAGTTGCACCAGAAACAGGTGAGCCAATCAAAGGACGATGAATGTTGACCACGGAACCAGCAGAGTCTGCCGTGACCTTGTAGGTGTATCCGCCCACCATGATGAAATCACCCGCCTTAAACGTCCCGTTAGAGGTCAAGTTAAGCGTTTGCGTGTTGGCAGTAGGCGTACCGTTTAACGTGGCTGCTGTAGCCGTTCCAAGAGTCTTGGTAAACCAATCCAAGTTGTCATTGTTAAACGTAATGGTTTCTGGCAACTGACGGTCTTTGTTGTCAATCGTCTGGATGATGTCTCGCACCTGTGGGTAATACAGGTAATTGTGAGGCGTAACCGTAAACACCCAAGGAACCGCCGTCAGGTACTGAGCAACAGTGATGTAGCCAGAACGTGCAACCTGCTGTCCAACCATCCTGCGGTTGTTCACAGTCATGGACTGCTGAATATTAAACACCGTTTGGAAACTCATGCCCTTCTCCCGTTCGATGCCAACTGCTTATTGGCATACTGATAACCAGCCCAGATTGTATTGCTGCTCTCCAGCAACCTGTTCTCAAACGACTTGGCATCAATAGCGTTGATGTAGTTGTTTGTCACGTTGGTGGTGCTGCCCATGTTGCTTATTTGATTGTTGGGCACGACTGTTCCAGCCGATCTAGGAACAAACAACTCAGGGCCAAGTTCACCAACGATATATGGAGTGTTGGCATCAGCAGGACCGCCTTCAGCCAGAAAGCCGCCCAAGTCCATATTGCCATAAGCGTTGCCAGTTCCAAACCCGCCGCCAGAATACATGCTGAAGGCCGA